TTAACTTATGCTTTCAAGGTACTCGTCCAGCTTGTTGATACTTTTCTTTTTGTATTTTTCATCAAGGTGTGTATATATAGCCATCGTAGTTTTTATATCAGCGTGTCCCGCTTGCTCTTTTGCCGTCAAAACGTCTACCCCTGCGAGGTACATCAAAGTGATGAAAGTGTGCCTGAGCCAGTGCGGAGTAATACGAGGTATCAAGAACGGCTTTTCTATCGGCGCATACTTTGACGGACATTTTCCGCCTGTCTGCATACAGTCTGCCCAGTCACCGTACTTGATGTTTAAATCATTAAGATAGCTTGCCCACATACGGCTAAATCCCGTTTCGGTCATCAAAGAGCCTTTGACTGTGGGACACACAAGTCCGAGCGGACTGTGTGCAATGTTTCTAAGGTAGTTGACAAGCTTACCGGGGATATATACCGTTCTTGTTGCCGCATCAGTTTTGCCACCTTCTTTTATGTGCGGCTTGCCTTTTATCATCGACACAGAGCGTTCAACCTTTATAGTATGCGCATCAAGATCAATATCCTGCCACGTTAAAGCAAGTAGCTCACCCCTTCTCAGACCTGCATACATCATAATCATAGCGGCTGTCTGTGCCCTGTGCGGAGTATCATTTATCCAGGACTGCTCCTCTTCGGTCAGAGCTCTACGAGTGGATTTTTCTGCCGTCTTAGGTATCTTTACCGCAGATGCGCAGTTATAGTCAAGCACTCGATTTTCAATCGCAAGCTGTATGATCTGCTTTGCGACATTTCGGATTTCAATCAGTGTCTGTTTTGCGTATGGTTTTCCGGTCTTTTCAGACGGCTCATCGGCGCAGTCAAGTATAATATCCTGAACGTCTGTAGCTTTCAGCTTAGATATATTAAAATCGTGTATAGGTTCAAGATTTTCAAAACGTTTTGAGTATGCTTCGTAACGTTTTACCGATACTTCTATCTTTTTTAGCTTTAGCCATTTCTCGCCCCAATAGCCGAAAGTATCACGGTCAGCTGTGAGGTCAAGACCTTTATTTAGTTTTGTTTTCAGCTCCTGTACTTTTTGCTCAAGCTCTTTTGCGTTTGTAGCGTACACATACTTATACTGTTTCTTGCCGTTCTTGGTGCCGATGTACACCTTAGACTGCAAGCGCCCGTCATCACGGGCTTTGTTTTTTATCCGTGCCATTCTGACCTCCTATGTACCCGCCTTTAGTGGCGGGTATTTTCCTTTATAAATGGCTCAAACTGCTTATATAGTGTTCTTTCAACAGGCGAACGTAAAAAGCGGTTTCTCCGGTATAATTCTGCCATCCTTTCAGCTCTGTAGCTTGCCGCCTGTAATGATATATTGCAATATTCGGCTATTTCTTCGGCAGTGTGCAAATTTAATCCCCACAGAACGCACGCGGGAGAAAGAAGCCGAATTGCAAACATATCCGCTTGCATTTCCTCTTCGGGTTTTACTTCGATTATTTCTCGGCTTAAAAACGAAATATCCGAGCCGAGATGTCCAAGCAAGAAGTGCCCGAGCTCGTGGGCTATGGTAAACCGCCTGCGTTGCATTGTATGATCATCATTAACGATGATACGCGTTTTATCGCCAATACGCACTATACGTCCACTTTCGCCGTCAAGTAAATTTACCGCGCTGTCGTTTACAATACCTATTTTGTACTTCGTGCAAATGTCTCCGAGTGATATTGGCAATGCATTTGTTTCACACTCAATCAGACATCGCCAACTTGCGTCACGTAATCCTTTGTATTTTGCATAATCCATAGATTTATCACCTCATGTCTATTATGCGACACGAGGTGATTTTTAATCAATGGTTTTAGTAATCGTTATTTTTAATCTCTGCATTTAACAACTGATTTACTTTTTCGTTTGGCATTTCTGCAATTTTAGGCACTCCGCCGTTCTGAGCAGCAGTGGCAACCGGCGTAGCCTCAGAGTTAGTATTTAGTCGTTGCCGCTTCTTTGCCGCTTCTGCGAGCTCTTTGATAGCATCGAGAATTATCGTTCTTACATCGTCGGGGAAGCTTGCAAATCGTTCCATAACGCTTTTCTGATCTTCGGGCAATTGTAACATATCAAAAGGGTCTGTTGCGGGCTCACGACCGAGCAAGTAATCTGTAGTCACATGGTAAAAGTCGGCGATTTTGCATAGCGTTTCATACGAAGGACTGATAGCATCTCGCTCATATTTTTGATAAGAACTAAGACTTATGCCAAGTATTTCTGCTAAATCATCTTGCGTCAAGCCTCTTGATTTTCGCAACTGCTGTAACTGCTCTTTCACTGTATCACCTCCTTTGATTACATTATAGCAAAAATAATGCTACTCGTCAATACAAAATTTATCGGCTTGGTGTCAAAATAGCAGTAATTGTGCAATTAGTACAAAAACAAGCGGTAAACTTTGGCTATAAAACGGTAAATTTAATGCTATGAAATTGTTGACTTATAGTAAAAATGGTGCTATAATAAAAATCACAGAAAGCGAGGTGAACAACATTTACAGGATTGATGAGTTCAGCGGCACAATGTGTCAGCACACAGTGCGAATGACTTTTGAACTTTCTTACCTCGATTGGTGCAAATTTCAAAAGTCAGAGATTTTTCGTCAGCTGACACGCTACCTCGAGGAATCTGAAAGGCAAGATACTTGTAAGCACTTTCAAGCGGATTAAGATTGATTGTATCAGTGTGTGTGGCGATGGCATAGTCGTGCAGAATTTTGCCGTTGTCAGATGATTTCCACTCTACCGCTATCATAGGGCAGGGAAACACATCATAATATTTGCCGCCAACAATCAATCGAATTTGCGTAATAGAAATTGGCATTTCAGAAAGATTGTCAAACCTTATGTATACAGTAAGCATATCTGCGTAATCCGTGTTCACGCGAAATTGCTTAATGCAGATTGACAATTTCTTTTTGCGCGTAAGGAAGAAAAAGTACAGATTAACAACGGAAATAAGGAAACCTAATATTCCGAGGATTCCTGAGACGATTTCTAGCATTATAATCACCTCCCTTCAAGGTGATTATACCACAGGAAGAAAATAATGTAAAGGAGTGGATAATATGCCTAAAAACGAGGATGTAAAAATCGCAACCGAGCTCTATGAGAAGCTCCCGGAGCACGAGAAAAAGCTTGCCGCCGCACTGATAAATGCAACGGCGGCGCAGCTGCTTGCCATATCAATGGCATACGGCGATAAGGTTAAGGACAAGACAGCGTAGTAAGACGCAAGGAAAAAGAGGTACATAATGGCAAGCATTAAGACGCAAGTACGCAACTGGGACTTCTTGCCCGTGATGCTGTCGCAGGAGTATCTTGCAGGGCTTATGGGTATCACGATACCCGAAGTCACAAGGTACTGCAGACTGGGCAAGATACCCGGTGCAAAGAAGGTAGGAAAGTACTGGTTCGTTGAGAAATCGGTGCTAAGGAATTACATGGAGGGTTAAACCAATGGCAAAGAAAATCTACAGCGTAGAGATAGACACTAGCGCCTATGATGCATACGAAATACTCCGTGCAGACACAGTCGGCGAATGCGAAGAGTTCATAAAAAGTCGAGGTCTTCTCGAAGATGAAGATGTCGGCGATGTCAGATTAGCGGTGCTATCCGTGCAGGATGACGGAGAAACAAACCGCGAAAAACTGTACAAATGCGAAAAGTCATGGAAATTTGATGAAAAGCAGAGAGCTGTACCAATCATCGTATATAGCGAGGTGACCGCATGATGAAAAAACAAGTTATCCTGTACATACTCGCAAGGGCAGTACAGATAATTACAACGGCTCTTGTGTGCAACATAACAGCTCTGCTGTTTATGGATGCGGCATACCAAGAGCGTGGATACCTCGCTGTCGGCGGCGAAATGTTCCCCGTTGCAATAGTCGCTGTTGCGGTCTGGTACGGGCTTGGATGGCTGTGCGAAGAGTGGTACAAGGGCACACTGGCAATGTTACGGCTGAGGAAGGAGCACAACAATGGCAGATAAGCTGATAGCCTGCACTTGCGGCGGCAAAGGTGTTACGGTTGACGCAGAACCGCCCAAAGAAGAGCGGGAAAGCTGGGAAAAGCACGGATTTAACGCACCGAGACATTTTGCGGTACGTTGTGACAAGTGCGGAAAACAGACAAAGCCGTACAAACTGAAGACACCGGCATGGAAAGAGTGGAACAGGTCAAACCGAGAAAAGTGCAAGTACAAGCTGTTTAACAGTAAGCAGAAAACTATGGTAATGCGGCGGCTAGTCAGAATGCTAAAGGACGCAAGGGACGAATGCCCAAACGATGAAGCAATCAAAGGCTATGCGGAAGATCTGTACGATGAAATTCTAATAGCCGCAGAGAAAGGAGCAAACGATGCCCGAAAAGCTGATAAAAAGCAAACAGCGTGTAAGTGATTTCGGCGAGGTTTTTACGCCGGCACACATCGTCAAGGATATGTGCGACCTCGTCCCCGAAGAGATGTGGGTAAGCATAGACACAACGTTCCTCGAGCCTGCCTGTGGTACTGGAAACTTTCTTGTTGAGATACTCAAACGAAAATTCAAGCTCTGTCAGAGTTGGGAAGACGGCTTGAGGGCACTGAAAAGCGTTTACGGCATGGATATACAGCAGGATAATATCGAGGAAACGAAACAGCGGCTGTTTGATATGTATATCAAGCAGTACCCGAAGTCGCCAGCTGTATCGGGGCTAATAGCAGCGCAGATACTCGAAAACAACATCGTGTGTGGTGATTTTATCAAGGAGTATAAAAATGAGCGTTCTGGAAAAAGTCGTAGCCGAAGCAAGAAAACACGGAATGTCGTACGGTAAGTACGTTATGCTAAAGCAGGAGGAACAAATGACACAGGAATTGAAAGAATCAATCATAACGGACTACGAAAGCGGTCTGAGTGCTAATGAGATAGCGAAGAAGTACAAGATCAATCCGACAACAACCCAAAACAACATATCGAACTGGAGGGAAAAAGGCTTAATCAAGTCTGTTCCGACAGCAGAACCGAAAAAGCCGATAGAAAACCACGAGCATATCCCTGCACCTGTTGACAACATTGATATGTCGGCAATAGCAAGGCTTGAAAAATTGCAGCGTTTTGTCAGAGTATTTGGCGATGCAAAGATTGACGGCGTTTTTGCAGACAATATCGAGAACGTATGTGATGTAAGGTTCACGTTAAGCGACAAGCGATACATAGTGCAGATGAAAGAGGTGCGAGATGATTGACGAGGAGGACGAAGACGATGTATAAATGCGAACGTTGCGACTGGACAGGCTCGGCATCAGAGCTTGGACACTACACCGAGTATCGTGGCGAGTGTCACGGTTATCCTGCATGGGAAACAATACCGTGCTGCCCGGAGTGCGGATATGATGTCGAGAACATCGAAGAAGAATAAAAAAAAGCTCCCCGAAGGGAGCAAAACAAATATTTATGCAAGTCCAGTATAACACTGGCAGGAGAAAAAGTCAATGGATATAAAAGAAAAACTTACAGCTGAGCTGACAAACGCAAAGCTCGGCAAGCATGAAACAGCGGTAAAGAATGCTGTGATGAAAACTATCTGTAAATTCTGCGAGCAGAATGCAGAGTTTAAACAAGCCATAGAGCAGTCAAGCAGCAAGTCTTTTGCCGACTGCCTCAAGGCAACGGTCAAGGGCGCAGGTGCAAGCCTCGAAGATCTCGAAGTATACAAGCGTGCAGTAGCATTTTACTTTCCCGATGCGGATATAAAATGCACTATGACGCTTGATCTCGGTGATAACGGATTCAGCAACAGCAACAGCAAAACATCCACAGAAGCAGACAGCGGCAAGCTACGCTTGATCTTGACAGCCTGCTCGACTTCTGAGGTGCGGCAGTATGACAAGAAAAGAAGCCGAAAGCTATACAGACAATTTTCCGCCGCTTACAGCAGAGCTTGAACGTGAGCTTAGAAAGACATTGCCGATTAAGTATCTTATTATAGATAATGACGGCACAGCATATTGCACGGCATGCGAAGAAAAGCTGTATCCCGGTGAGTATGACAGCTCAATCAAACACAGACAGACTACCGTATGCTCGCACTGCGGCGAAACTGTCACTGCGATATACAATCATCACAACTTTCACGGCTCGGTTGTTGAGTGCAAATCAAATGTCGGAGTGTTTTTGTCAGACGGCAAAACTGATAATCTGTACATACGGTTTTATACGGTTACGCTGTTTTTTAATGCTCGTGAAATTATGCCGCATATTGCAATCAATGAGGTTCAGCGGTATTTGTTCACGGCAAATCAAGCGTTCCGTTATGGTCCTAAATACGCATGGGAGAGTAAAAACGGTTACTACGCAAAGGTAGTGACAGGCTGGGGGCTGCGAACAAAATTTGGCGAGCCTGTATTCCCCAATTATAGCGGTTACAGCTTTGTTAATTTTCCTGCATTAAAAGGAACAGCTTGTGCTCATTCGGCAATAAGCGAGAACTTCGGAAGCATATCATATCTGAAATTCTGGCAGGCACACAAAAATGTTGAGGCACTAATTAAGTGTGGCTTATATGGCAGTGTTAAGTACAACGAAGACATGATCGACTGGGCCGAAACCGAACCGCACAAAATGCTTGGCGTAACAAAAGATGTTATGCGGGCAATCCGCAAAGGGCAAATCGGGTACAGAGACTATCTTAGAATAAAAGAAGAATTTCCTAAGATTACCAACCTTAACCGTCTTATAGAAACAAATAAACATATAGGATATTCATTTGGTATACTCGACAGCCTCAAGAGAAAACTCAAGACCGACAAATACGAAATTGCGAAGTACATTTTAAAGCAGAATGTAAATATCAACGATTATTCGGATTATGTCCGTATAATGCAGAACTTCAAAGCCGATTTTAGCGACAGCCAGATATGTTTCCCAAAAAATCTTAAAGCGGCTCACGACCGTGCAGAAGCTATGCAACAGGCACGGGAGCTTGAAGAAAAAGCAAAGAAAAACGCTAAACTGGCTGAACAGCTGAACACTTTGAAATTAAAGCGAAAGATATTTGAATTTTCGATTGGTGATTACTTTATCCGTCAGCCCAACAGCACGGACGAAATAGTTGCCGAAGGTCAGAAGCTAAGCCACTGTGTCGGCGGCTACGCCGAAAGACACGCAACCGGCAAGCTGACAATTATGTTTCTCCGCCGAAAATCTGTGCCGAATGAGCCGTATTACACGATAGAGGTATCAAACGACTATAAAATAGTCCAGTGCAGAGGTTATAAAAACAACTGGGTTGAAAATGGCGGACAGGAAAAACCACAAGAAATAATCAATGTCGAAAAGATGTATCAGCAGTACCTTGACGGTATTGCGGCGAAAAAATCAAAAACAAAATCAAGGAGGAAAACAGCATGATAATTCCCGGACTTCGCACACCGCCAGCGGATACAGAAAAGGCGGTAACAGACGATTATGTCAAGGCAGTAAATCTTAACTACCACATCAAAGCGGCGGCGCAGGTAGCACAGCAGAGCTTGTATGAGATGTGCAAGGGCTTTAAAGAGATGAGGGACAGCAAGCTCTATAAGGAACTTGGTTATTCGGATTTTGAGGAATATTGCGAGAAAGAAACGCAGATGAGCAGGCAGAGTATATATAAATATATTTCGATTATCGAAAAATTACCTGCGGAATTTGTCGCCTCGGGGCGACAAATCGGTATGAAAAAACTCCATCTCTTGTCAACGCTCTCCGAAGAAGAACGCACGGAGATAACCGAAAAAACCGACCTTGAAAACACCTCCGTCCGTGAACTTGAGCAGCAGATACGGCAGATAAGAGCGGAAAAGGATAAGGCTGTAGCCGATAAGTCAGCCGCTGAAGCCGAGGCATCCGCCGCCGCACAGCAGGCAAAATCACTTGAAAAAGCCAAGAACGCATTGTCACAGCAGATAGCGGCGCTCGAAGCCGAGATAAAGGAGCTTGAAAACCGCCCTGTTGAAGTTGCGGTCGAGCCGGCTAAGGACGGCGTTATGGACAAGACAGCGTTTGATAATATCTGCAAGACTTATGAACAGCAGCTTGACAAGGTGCAGGAGGACGCATTACAGGACACTATCCGCTTAAACCGTGAGCATACGGAGCAAATGAACAGTCTTAAAGCCGAAAGCGAAAAGAAACTTGAAGAACTCCGCAGTCAGCTTGAAGCCGCTAAGCGTGAGCAGTCGGAACTTACGGTGAGCGTACCCGACAGCAAGGAAACGTTTAAAGCGTACCTTGCAACAGCTATTGATGCGGCGAAGCGGCTCTGTGAGTTTATCGGCAATAATTCCGCAGACAGTAATCACGATCTGTTTGTCAGCAAAGCAAAGCAGTTTTTTGAGAAGATGACGGAGGATATAGCATGAGCACATTATACGACATCGATAACCGTCTGTACTCGCTCTTAGACGAAGAAACAGGTGAGATAACAGACCTTGAAGCGTTTGAGCAGATACAGCTTGAGCGTGAGAAGAAAATTGAGAACATCGCCTTATGGGTGAAAAATCTCAAGACGGATGTAATAGCACTGAAAGCCGAAAAACAGGCTTTTGCCGACAGACAAAAGGCGGCGGAGAAGAAGATAGATTCTCTGCGCAAGTTGATCTCTGACGCTTTGGGTGGTCAGCCGCTTGAAACGCCTCGTGTCAAGTTGTCCTTCCGCAAAAGTGCAGAAGTGCAGATAGACGATATAGACGAGCTGCCCGATGAGTATTTGCGTTACAAAGAGCCTGAGCCGAATAAGACGGCTATCAAAGAAGCAATAAAAAGCGGAAAGGAGGTAGCAGGCGCACATCTTGAGGATACACTCAGCCTGCAGATAAAGTAATGGGCATACCGGTTTTAATTGTAGGACGGAGCGGCAGCGGAAAAAGCACATCGCTCCGGCACTGCCAGGACTTCGCCGTGTTTAACGTTATCGGCAAACCGTTACCGTTCAGGAATCCGCCTAAGACGTTAAACACCGACGATTACAGCAAAATAATCAACGGGCTGTATAAATGCAAAGCTAAATCAATAGCGATAGACGACGCAGGTTATCTGATGACTAATCAGTTTATGCGTGGACATTCGTCAACGGGAGCAGGCAACCAGATATACAGCTTCTACAATAGCGTTGCAGATCAGTTCTGGGGGCTACTTGAGCATATAAAAGCGCTCCCGCCCGACAAGATAGTTTACGTTATGATGCACACCGACTTTGATGATAACGGCAACATGAAGCCTAAGACTATCGGCAAACTGCTTGACGAAAAGGTTTGCATAGAGGGAATGTGTACGGTAGTGCTCAGAAGCGTTTACGATAACGGCAGATACGTTTTCCTTACGAATAAGGAGGACGATACAGCACTTGAAAAAACGCCTATAGATATGTTCCCCGAAACCGCTATAGACAACGATCTTAAGATGGTCGATAACACCATCAGAGAATATTTTAATATCAATACGGAGGATAAAGAAAATGCTTGAACCAAAAGGATATAACGAAGTACAGGAGTTCGGTGAGTACGAGAAGCTCGCTCCGGGCGGACACGTTCTCAGAATACTTAAAGTCGAGGAAACGACATCAAGAAACGGCGATGATATGATAAAGATATATCTTGACACCGACAAGACCGACAAGCAGCCTGGCTTCTTCAAAAAACGTTATGACAGCGATACAAGAGCAAACAAGAAGTGGGGCTGCATTGTAAATCAGCTTGTCATTGACACTAAGACAGGGCTTGCAAGCAGAGGTTTAAAAACATTCCACACCTGCGTAGAAAAATCAAACAGCAGTAGTTTTAAGCTCATATGGGGCGACAAGTACGCCGCAAACTTCAAGAACAAGCTGATAGGCGGACTTTTTCGTAACGAGGAGTATGAAAAACAGGACGGCACAACAGGCTGGTCGGTCAAGTGCATGGCTTTTCATTCGGTCGGAGCGGTTCTTGAAGGGCTTGAAGTGCCTGAAGACAAGCACCTTGACAATGCGGTTGCACCCGGCTATCCCGTTACAAACAGTGTTGTTGCCGCTCCGCCGACAAACGATATTCCGTTACCCGATGACAACGACTATCCGTTCTGACAGGGGTGCGTATGACAGAAGAGTTTAAAAATTACAAGCCTGTCAGCGATTACACTAAGGAAGATTTCTTAACGGGCACAGAGCCATATGAATACTGCTGTGCTTTTATCGACGATCCGTTTGAGTTTGAACGAGCAAAGGCGAGAGTGACCGAGCAGGCGGCGAAGCTGAAAATACGTAGCTTTATGACTTTGCTCGGCAACTATTGCCGAAAATACGCAAAGAACCTTTCAGAAACGTTTACGGCTACAAATTTTCCGATGCAGCCGGTGCAGCTTATCTGTGGTAACTATATATGCGATTATACCGGAGTATCACTTGACGGCGAAACTGTCTGCCCACATCCGATTATGCCGATAATGCGTCTTTGCAATATCGACACGGGTGTTGAGAAGATAAAAATTGCTTATTCGAGAGGCGGAAGAGCGTTCCGTTATCTCATCGTTGACCGAAAGACAATATCATCAGCAAACAAGATCGTTGACTTGTCAGACAGCGGTATAGCTGTGACAAGCGAAAGCGCAAAAGCACTTGTAAAATACTTTGCAAAAATCGAACAGCTTAACCCTGAACTGCTCCCAGAAACCGAATGCGTTACTCGCATGGGCTGGATTACGCAGGCAGATGAACAGCTTGATTTTGCACCATATATCGACAGTATAGCGTTTGACGGCGAAGCAGAGTATAAGAAGCATTATGACAGCGTGAAGGCGGTAGGAGATGTTCGCAAATGGTATGAGGTGATATATCATAATATACGCCTGAAGTCGGTAGCGGCCAGAATGGTCTTTGCTTCCTCGCTTGCATCTGTACTTGTAAAGCCGCTTGGCTGTAACTGCTTCTGGGTACACTTATGGGGCGAAACGGAAAGCGCAAAGACGGTTCTTGCGATGACAGCGGCAAGTATATGGGGCAATCCCGAAATAGGCGATTACATCATGACTTTTAACGCTACAACCGTCGGAATGGAAAAGACAGCGGCATTTTACAACAACCTGCCTTACATACTGGACGAGCTGCAGATTATCAACGACAAGCGAGATCTGGACAATCTGATATATATGCTGACCGAAGGCTCAGGTAGAAGCAGAGGCAACAAACTCGGCGGACTTGACGCAGTCCCGAAATGGAAAAACGCAGTAATAACAACGGGCGAGCGCCCGATTACAACAGCACGCTCCGGTGGCGGTTCTGTAAATAGAGTTATCGAGATTGAGTGTAAGGAAAATTTTTTTGATGATCCGAGACACGTTGCAAACACGGTAAAAGCAAACTACGGAGCGTTTGGCAAAATGTTTGTGCAAAAGCTGATAAAAGACGGCTTCGGGCACGCTGAGGAGCTGTTTGACAGTTATCAAAAGAAGCTGATAGCCGATTACGACATTATGCAGAAACAGGCACAGAGCGCCGCTCTGATACTCACAGCGGACACGCTGATGTGCGAGATGCTTGGCGTGGAAGAAACGGCACTGAAAACGGAAGAAGTAGCTGAATTTTTGAAGACTAAGGCTTCCGTAAGCGTCAATCCGAGAGCGTATGAGCATATATGCAGTTTTGTCGCTTTAAATTCGACACGCTTTGTATATAATCCTGACAAGCCTATCGACCAGTGGGGAGTTCTTCCCGGTGACAAGCAATCGGTGTATATAGCGGTGCCGGTGTTTCGCAAGGTGTGTGAAGAAGAAGGGTACAACTCACAGGCATTACTGTCTTACCTGCGTGACAACCGCCTCATAGAGCTTGATAAAGCGGGCAAAAACTCGGTAAACAAGAAGGTCAACGGATTAAGCACACGCTGTATTCATATGACCTTGCCGGCGGAAAATGACGATAAATACGATGATATAGAGCTGTAAAGTTACACCGGGTACACCTAAAGTTACATCACTATGTAACCGCTAAATCGGCTCTGTGAGCGGTTTTGCGGACACGGTTACACAAGTTACACCTTTTTCGGATATACCGCTATATAGTAATTTAATATTTTTTAAATTCTGCGTGTATAAAAAAAATCCTATAGGAAGTTTTAATTTTCGGTGTAACGGTGTAACCGTAGCACTCAAACGCAGTTGTAGAGCGAATTCACACGGTTACACCTTAGGTGTAACATTGGTGTAACAGGTGTAACCAAGGGGGTATAGAAATGAAAGATTATGATAAAGAGATGTTTTCGTGCAGATTAAGGATAGCACGAATGAAACGCAAGCTGAAGCAGTCCGAGCTTGCACAAGCTATCGGCGTATCAGCGGCAACTATTTGCAGTTATGAAAGAGTTTTAAATACTAAAATACCGTCACTTGATAACGCATATAAAATATCACGTTATCTTGATGTATCGCTTGACTGGCTGTGTGGTATCGACAATGATGCAACTGTATGATTATCAAACCGAGTTAATAAATAACCTCTCACGTTCATGGCGTGACGGATATAAACGACCGTGTATAGTTCTTCCGTGCGGCGGCGGTAAGTCGGTGATAGCGTCAGAGATAGCTAAACGTACAACGGACAACTGTAACCGTGTACTGTTTATGGTGCACAGGCAGGAACTATGTGAGCAGATATATAACACGTTCAGCAATTACAGCGTGAATATGAAGCTGTGCAGCGTGAATATGGTGCAGACGGTATCACGGCACTTACAGGACGCAGAAAAACCAACGCTTATAATTACCGATGAAAATCATCATTGTGTTGCGAGTACATATCGCAAGGTGTACGAAGCGTTCCCGAAAGCGTACTGTGTCGGACTTACGGCAACACCGGTACGACTTAACGGCGGTGGACTGGGAGAGATAAACGATAAGCTGATAGAGGGTCCTACAGCAAAGTGGCTGATAGATAATAAAAGGCTTGCACCGTATCGGTATTATGCTCCTGCTCTTGCGGATTGCTCACGATTGACATCACGGTGTGGTGATTACTCGGCAGAAGATGTTGAACTGCTGATGGATAAACCTAAGATATACGGTGATGTCATAAAGTTTTACAAGCAGTTATCAGACGGCGGTAAAGCGGTATGCTACTGTGCAACGATAAGGCACAGTACAGCAATGGCACAGCAATTCTGTGATGCCGGTATACCTGCACGGCATATTGACGGCAGTACGCCTAAAGCAGAGCGTGCGCAAGTGATATCAGACTTCAGGACAGGCAAGATTAAGATACTCTGTAACGTTGATCTTATATCTGAGGGCTTTGATGTTCCGGATTGCTCGGTGTCTATACTTCTCAGACCTACGAAGTCGTTAACTCTGTACATACAGCAGTCTATGCGCTGTATGCGATACCAGCCTGGTAAGACAGCTATTATCATAGACCATGTCGGAAACGTACACAGACACGGACTACCGGACGCAGAACGCAAGTGGACGCTTGAACCAAAAGCGCCGGCAAAGAAGCAAGCACAAGCAGAGATCAAGATAAAGCAGTGTCCTGAATGTTATTATACTCATGAGCCTGCCGATGTCTGCCCGAACTGCGGACACGTTTACGAGAAGACGGAGCGTGAAATCAAAGAACAGCAGGAAGCAAAGCTGATCATGATTACGAGTGAGTATCAGGACGTTACTCAATGCAGAAGCATACAAGAGTTATACGCATACGCAAAAATCAAAGGCTATAAGCCCGGATATGCGTATGTAAAAGCTAAAGAATGGGGGTGGCTAAGATAAAAGAAATCGATATACAGAACAGCATACGCCTTGCGTTAAGCGAAAAGTGCATTATCTTTCGTGCTAATGTCGGAGTATTCAGTACGCAGGACGGAAGAACGATATCTACGGGACTTCCTAAAGGATTTTCGGATCTGTTCGGCTACCGAAAATCCGATTGCAAAGCGGTATTTATCGAAGTAAAAACGGCGACAGGAAAAGTAAGACCTCAGCAGGAGCAGTTTTTGAAAACAATGAGAAGCTACGGAGCTATCGCAGGGGTAGCAAGATCGGCGGCGGAGGCGCTAAAACTGATAGATGACAGCAAATGAGGTAATAGAGCTTGCAAGGCACAATACGCCGCTTCCGGACAATGCAACGCTTACAGAAGGCTTGTTATATAAGACAATGCGCCTAACTTATGCTGCATACCGTGAGGGCGAAATATCAAAGGAACAAGGCACGCAAGAACGTAAGAATGCCGTAAAACAGTTTGATAAGTATCAGCTGTACGAAAAAGCGTACAGAAACAACGCTAAGCGTGGCAAAGCAATAGGCGAGTTGTTATGCGAGGTAAACAAGCACGGTTGTGAACTGTGCAAGAAAATGGCTAAAATATATGACGGAAGAGAGGCGCTTAAGGATGAATGGAGAGAAGATTAATCATCCCGAACACTACAAAGGCAACAAGTACGAAGCGATAGACATCATCGATGACTATCAGCTTGGCTTTAATCTTGGCAATGCCGTCAAGTACATACTCCGAGCAGGCAAGAAAGGCGATACTGCCGAAGACTTGAAGAAAGCTAAGTGGTACATCGAACACGAGATATGCAAGCTGATGAACGAGCAGGAGGAGAGAAAAGAGAAACGCTCTAAGCGTTGCCCTGAGTGCAAATGGTACGGAACAAAGGATTGCACGATGGCTTATTGGGTGCATCATGGCACGGACATACGCAATTGTACTTGCTGTATGTGGGAGGCGAAAAAATGAAATCACATATTGCAGGAAGCAGTCTTACAAGCAAGGCAAGCCTTGAAGACGCAATAAAGCACGGCGAAATGCAGGAGTTATTTGCATTATATCGTATCTGCATTGCCATTGCCGCTAATGAGGCGTTCGGCTTTGGCAACGATCGCCTGAAGAAGCTGTTTGACGCAACGGATGAGGCTATGCAGGTATTTGATGATTACGCAGGCTGTATAGGTGTAAGCAAAGCAAGAGGGTATCTTGATATAGATACAGGCATTACAAAGCTGTTACAGATAGCAGAGAGCAGAAATATAGACCTTGCTTATATCGCAGGTATACGGATTATGGAGGTATAGAAGATGGAAAAGTTTGATAAGCTGAACATCACAGAGAACATTCAGAAACTTATAACACTTGCAGCAGATCACCCGGAGCTACCCATTATTGCAATGGTAGACGGAGAAGTAGTCGGTGACGACAGTTACAGCCGTTGGGTAGGCTATTTCGGAAGCGTAGAACTCGGAGAATTTGTACTGTACAACGACCGATTTATTGATGACAGTGAGGAATTCAAAGAGCAGTTTTACGATTACAACGACGATGAACTGTGCAAGAAATTCGGCTATGAGCCGTGTATCAACGAGTATTCGCTCAAAAACGGACATTACACACAGGAGCAGTATAACGAAAACGAGGAGAACGGAAAGAAACTTGAAGCATATCTCGATGAAGTGGCGAAGCGAGCTTTCAAAGCGGCGATTATCGTCAATATCGATCTCCCAAATGATGTTGAGAAATTTGAGGAGGCTGTCAAATGAGAGAAATATTATTTCGTGGGAAGCAAGCAGATAACAGCGAGTGGATTGTAGGTAGTCTTTTGCAAGACGATGACGGCAAGACTTATATTGTCGGATATGAGCATCGTGGTGGAATAGACGGAATGATAGATGCCGAATTAACTTCGTGGGCTGTTATACCCGAAACCGTAGGTCAATATACAGGACTGTTCGACAAGAACGGTACAAAGATTTTTGAGGGGGATATTGTTGTATATTACACAAACACCAACAGAGCAACAAACAAAGAATTTCACGAAGTTGTTTTTGAAACGAGAGGCGAAAGCGGATATTTTGGCATTAAAATATCAAATATCGAAACTTGGCAATTTTGCCTTGAGGTGCCTGCAAAACTTATGGAGATCATCGGCAACATTTACGATAATCCAGAACTGATAGGAGGTGAAACGAATGAACGAAGAAGAAATCTTGAACAAATGTAAGGAAAGGTTTGCTGCGCATAAAGCAACGTTGATACAGGACACTGACCGCTATATGATTATTGATTGGCGCAAAGCCGATGGAAGTATCGACTATTACGTTAATTACATTCTCGACAAAAAAAGAGGAAGTCTGATAATAAGCGGCGACTTGGGAGACTGCATTGCAACGTGGTACAATGCGGTTAGTCCCAGACAAATGAGAAGCTATCTCAAAGATGTCCATTACTTCACAAGCAAATTTCAGTGCTCGACCGATAAATATATCTACGATCCGGACAGTGCTTTTGAAGACATCAAATACCAACTGAAAGACTACATGAAATTAGAACCCGAAGAACTACTGAATGCCTGCAGAAAGCATTTATGGTATTCAGTTGAAACAGAAGAGGAACTTTGGGATGCTGTAAAATCGGATATAGATGAGAATTGGTTTTCGGATACCAAACCACATTATTCGACAGATATGACAAACTTTTTACAAGAACTGTACTATGAGTATTATGAGTGGCTGTATGACTGCGGAAGTAGTATAGATATGCGTGTATACTTGTGGGCGGTTGGTTACGAAATGGCTTATACACAGCTGGAATGCGAAAAAACGGACAAGGAGACAGAATGAAAACGGTAACACTAATACTCGCTGATGAATGTGATGAGGTTGTGTCTTTAACAACCTTCGGAACTTGCAAAGAAGATGGCAAACCGAAGATAACGACAGCTGCATTTTCTGTTAAAAACGGAGATGTAGTACGCTTCCCTGAAGATATATCGATAATGACAGCCGAAGAATTGGGCAAGCATGGATAAGGAGGAGTAAATGACTGCTAAAGAATACCTGTCACGCTATCACCTTATCAACATATGCATAAATCAAAAGATAGACCAGCAACGACAGCTTCGGGAGCTCGCTACCAACATATCGCCGTCATCGGGCGGAGGACACAGCAGCGGGGTATCTGACAAGGTGGGTATGGCTGTTGCAAAGATTGCAACACTGGAGCAGGAGATAAACTCAGAGATAGACGAGTTTATCCGTGTCAAGGCTGAGATAGAGCATACTATATCGGCAGTGACTGACGAGCGGTTAAGGCTGATACTGATAGCACGGTACATAAACTGTAAGACATTTGAGTATATTGCCTGTGAGATGCACTACTCGTATAAGCAGATATGCCGACTTCACGGTAAAGCACTTCTGAGAGTGCAAGATGTCCTTGAATGTCCTATTGCATCTGTGATATGATTACGATAGAAAAGAAGCGAAAGCGTAGTGACCGAGGAGCGGCTAATAAGCCGCCAGGTCACCTTTTCTGTCAATTATGCGTACAAGAGTATCCGTTGGACCTCCTTTTTCTTAGTCGAGCCGTCCGCTCTTCTGATTCTTTCGTGCGGACGGTGACGAATACTTCAAGCACTCTGCAAAGGGTGCTTTTCTTATATCTTAAATTTATGTTAAAAGCATGTTCAAGATGTGGCAGGATCCACAAGCCCGGAGAATGCACAGCCGGGATAAAGTATACACAGAAGATACGGGACAGCGAAGCCGACAGGTTTCGTAACCGCAAGATATGGCGCAGAAAAGCCGATGAAATACTTGAGCGTGACGGTCATTGCTGCAGGGTGTGTCTGTCGGCAGGCGTTATCAACAGCACGGATCTGTCTGTGCATCATATTGTACCGCTAAAGGTCGATTATGACCGCAGACTTGATAACGACAACCTTATAACGCTGTGTCGCTATCATCACGAGGCGGCGGAACGTGGGCGTATCAGCAGGCAGAAACTGGCAACTATGACTTGTACCGTCGATTTTTCACACCACAACATATAGCGGTACAATACTATATACCACAATATATAGTGTACCCCCCTACCCTTGCGGTTTTTGAGGGGTCCCGGTCCGACATCTGACCGCCACCTCTTTACACGATATATTCCCGATATGACTTTGAGAGGAGTGAGTATATGCCCAGAGGAGCAAAAACAATAGAAAACTGTGCGGGACACAGGACAAAGAAAGAAAAAGAAGTCCGTGATAAAGCCGAAGCGGCTATGCTCACAGGGCAGAAGTGTTTTGAGCGTGACTGTGTAAAGGCTGATCCGGTAGCGCACAAGGAGTACCTGCGGCTGACAAAACTGCTCAGCAAGATACAGAAGAACGATGCACTGTACGGAGCAAGTATCAACCGATATTGCGAGTTATACAGCGAAGTAAACACTGTCAAAGCAGACGCAGTAACACAGAGAGCGGTGCTGTCGAAGATTGAGATAGCCTTTAATAATTTATCGGATGAGGAAATAACAGGCGATGAACTGATGAAGTTTACAAAGCTGATGTCCGGAGCTCTTGCAAAGATAGCCGACCTTGACAAGATTATAATGCAGAAGCGAAAAATGATGAGCGACATTGAAAAGGAAAACGGCTGGACGGTACTTTCCGCTATCAGAGCAATACCGAAGCAGGCGGAAAATTCCGAAGATGACGCTTTGATGAAGATATTACAGGGAGGTGAGAGCAGTGAAACTGTTTGATAAGATATTCAGACGTGACACTGAAGGCACGGATATTGAAGTGGCTTTCGGGCTAAAGCAGATAAGCAATATAACGAGAGAACAGGCACTTGAGATCCCTGCGGTTTCAGCGGCTGTTAATTTTATAGCCGGCACAATAGCAAGCCTGCCGATAAGGCTGTACAACAGCAACGATGAAGTTCAGACAGCGGCGGAAATCACTGAGGATAACCGCCTGTATCTGCTGAACGAAGAATCCGGCGATACTCTGAACCCGACAGAAATCAAGCGTGCGGTTATCCGTGATATGCTCCTTGACGGAACGGGATATATGCACATAGAGCGGAGCGGAAACGAGGTATCGGCTCTCAGATATGTCCGTGACAGTGCTGTAAGTGTAGAGAAAAATTCGGACGCAATCTATAAGACGCTCCGTATGCTCGTTGACGGCAGAGTGTACAACCCTTGGGATTTTGTCATTCTCAGCCGTAACAGCGTCGACGGCGGAAAGGGAGTAAGCATACTTGCCGAGAATCCCACGCTCTTGACATCAAGCTATATGCTGTTACAGCTTGAAAAGGCGATGAGCCGCAGAGGCGGTAACAAGAAGGGCTTTCTGCGCACTGAACAAAGAGTAGACGATAAAGCATTACAAAAAATCCGTGAAGCGTGGAAAAAGCTGTACAGCAACAACGGTGACGGTATGATGATACTGCAGAACGGTCTTGACTTCAAGGAAAGCAGCTCCACCGCCGTTGAGATGCAGTTAAATCAGAACAAGGTGACAAATGCCGAGCAGATAGCAATGCTGTTTGGCTTATCTCCCGATGTGCTGTCGGGCAGAGCCGATGACAGAACGTATATCAACAGCATAAGGACAGCCGTATTACCTGTCGTTTCAGCGTTTGAAATGGCGCTTAACAGGGCACTGCTCCTTGAGAAAGAAAAGCATAGTAAGTATTTTGTCATAGATACTTCTGAACTGCTCAAGGCTGATATTCTGACACGCTATCAGGCGTATCAGATAGGTCTTGCAGCAAACTTCTTACAGCCGGACGAAATACGCTTCAAGGAAAACCTTGCGCCGCTCGGACTTGACTTTATCAAGCTTGGCCTTAACGATGTACTTTATGATCCGAAAACAAAGCAGATATACACGCCGAATACCGACAGTCACGCTAAAATTGATGATGCAGGCTTGCAAAGCGGCGATGAGGGTGATATAATAGCAGAAAAGAGATACAACGATAAGCACGATGAAAAAGGACTGTTTGCAAGGAAGGACGGCGGTGCAATCAAATCCGTTACGGTAAGCGAGGACGGCACGGTAACAACGGTTTACAAGCCGCAGGCTAAAACAAAATATGCACCGTCACCGCAGAGAAATCACAGCGGTATACAGGTAAAGCCAAAGACTTATGCAAAGCTGTGCGGAGAGTTTAATACGAAGTATCCGGGAAGTAGAAAAGGATTTCAAGGTACGGTTTTCAAAGGAAAATATCAGTACTTGGCAACTTCAGACGGAGAAGGCGGAGTGATTATAAACCGTAAAATTAAATTGTGATAGGAGAATTTGAGTATGACAAAACGACAATTTGAAAAGTATAATACGGCATATCAAAGTCTTTTAAAACAGCGGTATATAGAAAAAATACCTGAAAACAATGACACCGATGACAACTATGATCTGTTTAGTAAATTTCTGTTTGTCTTAGTTGCTCCCGAACAATATGAAGTAGAGCCTTTAATGCTGGAATATGTGAAGAATCACGAAGACGCAACTGTGGAAGAATTGCTGTCTTACTTTGACAGTATCGCTCCTCCGGGCTTGCCACCCTGCGCTTCTGAGTGGGAAGATGACGAGGACGAAGAATGAAGCTGAATTATGATTGCGTCCGCAGTGTACTGCTTGCCGTTGAAAAGGCTGAAATGATAGACGAAAATTTATCCTTGACACCGCTTAAAGTCTTTGAGCTATTTGACGGGTTGCCGGAATACAAAGACAACGAGATACTTTACACCGTTGAGAAGCTGAAAGAAGCCGGCTATATAAATGCCACAATTCAATTTGCGGCAGGTCACTATATTGACGGGTTTATCAGCAGTATCACATACAGCGGTCACGAATACTTAGACAATATCCGTGACCCTAAAGTGTGGAGAAAAGTAAAAAGCGTGCTTGCTAAAGCAGGTGCAACCACACTGCCGCTTATTTCACAGGCGGCGCAAATGCTTATCGGCAGTCAGCTGACTGTAAACTGAATATGACGACCGCTCTTTAAGGGCGGTTTTCTTATACCTGTGTGCAATTGATTGCACAAAACTTAATAATTTTACCGCTCCACGAGGGCGGTATTTTTATACCCACAACACAGAAAGGAGTGATAAAAATGAAAATCGAAATTCGCTCCGCTGATCTTATGCACATCAGCGGATATGTAAACGCTGTCGAGCGTGACAGCAAGCAGCTGCCTGCGTCAATGGCGCCCGGCATGACAACGCCGTTTGTCGAGCGCATCGTAAGCGGTACGTTTGCGAAAAGTCTTAAAGATCATCCAAAGGTCGAGTTGAGGTTCAATCACAGTAAGGTGCTTGACACTACAGACGGAACGCTTAAACTGCGTGAGGACAGCATAGGACTTCACGCAGAAGCCGACATCACCGACAGAGAGGTAATTGCTGAGGCGAGGGCAGGACATCTGACAGGGTGGAGCTTCGGCTTTTCGGGAGCACAGGCGCACATTGAGCCGTGTGATGAGGGAGTTCAGCGCAGAATGATTACGGGACTGACACTGCATGAGGTGTCAATCCTCAACCGCAACCCCGCATACATCGCAACGTCAATAGAAACAAGAGGCGAGGAAACGACCGTGACGGAACAGCGCAGTGCTGAAAACGATAAGGTCGAAGTAACAGACGAAATCCGGGAGTTTATCCCCGATTACAGCAAGGAAATTGAAATTTTACAGCTTATGTCGGATTACTCCGACGGAAAGGAAACAGTATGAATTTAAAAGCACTCATCGAAAAGAGAAATGCTCTTATCGCCGATATGAAGTCACTCTGCGATAAGGCTACAGCAGAAACAAGAGCGATGACAACAGAGGAGCAGACAGACTATGACGCTAAGAAGTCGGAAGTCGAGGCACTGAACAAGACAATCCGCTCAATCGAGGAGCAGAACGCTCTTAATCTGAACTCTGCAAAGTCAGACGGCACAGCAACCGACAAGGAGCAGGCAGAGACAAGAGCTTTCGAAAATTATCTGCGTACAGGTCAGATAGTCGAAACAAGAGAAGATGTCAATCTGACAAAGGGCGATAACGGCGCAGTTATTCCTGCAACTATCGCAAACAAGATAATCCGCAAGGTCATCGACATCTGCCCTATCTATCAGATGGCAACAAGATACACGCTCGGCGGTACTCTCTCGATTCCTTACTATGACGAAGAAACGCAGGCTATCTCAATGGCGTATGCCACAGAGTTTACGGACCTTGCAAGCACATCGGGCAAGTTCTTAAGCATCGAGCTTAAGGGCTATCTTGCAGGCGCACTCTCAAAGGTTTCAAGAAGCCTTATCAACAACTCGCAGTTTGACATCGTTTCTTACGTTATAAACGAGGTTTCGATCGCAGCGGCAAAGTGGATCGAAAACCAGCTTATCAACGGCACAGCAAGCAAGATAGACGGTCTTGCCGCAGGTGTTACACAGGTGGTAACGACCGCATCGGCGACAGCTATCACAGCAGATGAGCTTATCGACCTGCAGGAAACAATTCCTGATGTATATCAGGATAACGCCTGCTGGATCATGAACAAGGCTACAAGAACCGCTATAAGAAAGCTCAAGGACAACGAGGGCAGATATATCCTCAATCCCGACGCAACGGCAAAGTGGGGCTATACGCTGTTCGGTAAGCCCGTATACACAACCGACAGCGTATCGGCTATTGCTTCAGAAAAGACGGCTATCTATTACGGCGATATGAGCGGTCTTGCAGTTAAGACCTCCGAGGACGTGTCTATCCAGATACTCAACGAAAAGTACGCAACACAGCACGCTGTCGGCGTTATCGCATGGGTGGAGATTGATGCAAAGGTCGAGAACGCTCAGAAGATAGCCGCCCTTAAAATGAAGAAAGCAGGAGGCTAATAATGATAGTAAAGGCAACGACCAACTTTTCGGGCACCGTCAGTATGGCAAAGGGCGAGGAGCGTGAGCTTCCCACCGGTCCTGTGCTGAACGACCTGCTCTCCTGCGGGTACATAGTGCCTGTAGACAAGGAGGAGAAAAGTGAAGCTAAGCGAGGTAACAAGCGCAAAGATTAAAGCATTCTGCGGTGTCAGCGATGACGAGGACGGAATGCTTGAAATCTGTGCCGGAGCGGCGAAATCCTATATCAAGGGCTATACGGGGCTTGACGATGCGAAAATAGACGAATATGAAGACATCACGGTGGCTTACTTAGTGCTTATAAACGATATGTATTCCTCTCGTGACTTCTCGTCCGACAGAGCGTCGCAGAACCCCGTGACCGCTCAGATACTCGCCCTGCACAGCGTAAATCTGCTGAACGGAGTGAATGAGAATGACATTTAACAGAAAAATCACGCTCATATCCTCCGAGCAGAAAAACGGCTCGCAGGGCAAAGCGGACAGGGCGGTAAAGACCGTATACGCAAAGGTTTCCGAGCCCGGCGTAACGGCAAAATATGCCGCCGAAACGGCAGGATACAAGTCAGAGCTTACGGTGTATATGTGGCGGCGTGAATACAGCGGTCAGTCGGTCGTACAGATTGATGGCAAGCGGTATCACGTCGAAACAACCGGAGCGGCCGACAGCGACCTGCATATAAAGCTGATACTGGCGAGAGGAGGCTGACAATGATAACAGAAAAGATTGATTCGGCACTCTCGGCGGTATTTGAGCATTTTTACAGCTATATGCCTGAGTTTGAGGACGGCGAAGAGCCGGAGAAGTATGCGGTGTACAATTTATCGTACAGAGATACGTTCTACAGCTCCGGTAGGGCAAATATACGGCAGTATTCTTTGTCTGTGAGCGTATTTTCGCCGCAGGCAGACATTGAGCTGTATGACAAAACGCAGACGGCAATAGAGAATGTAGGCGGTATATTTACCGGCACTACCGATCTGTCGCAGTTTGATGTTTATCCCAACAGAAAAATTTTAGTCATGGAGTTTACGCTCTATGAGGAAAGGACATAACTATGGCAAAAGTAACACAGGGTACAGATCGTAAGTCGGCTGTATGCACCAAGCGTTTTGCGTATGCACCGCTGACAACGGATAACGCCGATACACTGGCATACGGTGATGTGACCGAGATTAAGGACATACTTATCACAACAAAGTACACGCCTAAAATGAACAGCGCATCGCAGTATGCGAGCGGCGTTGAGGTTGACAGCTATGTAGCTAAGGCAGGCGGTACGCTTGACGTAACAATTGTGAACACAAACTCCGCTGACGAGGTGGCACTTTTCGGCGCAAAGGTAAATACGTCAACAGGCGTACTTGAAAGCGGTAAGGATGATGTTGTACCCGATGTAATGTGCATCTACAGCACTATGACTTCGGACGGAAAAATAAACCTGTATAAGTTCCCCAAGTGCAAGTTCACTTCACAGGGCGAGAACGTACAGACGACCGATGAAAACGGCGTAACATTCAACAGCCTTGCACTGCAGGCAAACTACAAGGCGCTTATCAACACAGGCGTTGATATGTACTGTGTAAAGGGTCTTGATCCCGTTACAGACAAGGCAAGCATTGACGCATGGTTTGCGACCGCTTCGGGCGTTATTGTAGCTTCAGCGTAAAAAAAGTACAGATATGACGGGGCGGGAAACTGCCCCGAAAATTATCTATAGGTGGAAAATGGAACTGATATTAAGATACATAGAACTGCTTGATTTATGCCGCAGTGACCTTTACGACCCGTTTCTTGTCGATATGGAGCTGAGGTGCCTTGAAGCGATAGGGATACTGCTAAGGCATAATGAATACCACGACCCTGTAACAGGTCGTTTTACATTCGGAAAGCAGTATATTGATGTTACAGAGGAATATAAAAATAGAGCCACTCCGGGAGAGGGCTCGCTGACATACGATGTCGGGTATAATCTTCGGACACATAAGGAAGAAATTGATTTCGCAAAGTGGTTACATAATGAATTTGGCGGAGATATACATTTGCTGAACGAATCGAAAGAAGACGGCGTTAAAATGCCTGATTATATCTGGAACAATAAACTGTGGGATTTAAAAACAATCTCAAATGAAAAAGCCGCTAACAGTGCATTAAGGAAAGGTGTTAACCAAATATTCGACAACCCCGGAGGAGTAATGCTTGACTGCAGAAAGTTTAGTGTTGAAGAAAAAACGTTGCTCAACGTTATTGAAAAGCGAATGAAATGGCACAGAGATATAAATGTAGATATAATGATTGTGAAATCTGACAGTGACGTACAAATCATTAGATATAAACAAAAGAGGTAACCCCCCGCCCAAATAGCAGAGGACCACCTCTTTTCATAGACATTACATCTACTATCAATAGTATAGCACTATACAGCCAAAATGTCAATAGTCATTTTTAGGAATTATAGGAGAAAATGCGATGTTCACAGAACTTTTAAACAAGAAAATTTACATCACAGATACTTTATATCTGCGATATGACATAAAAGCGTTTATAGAAGCGGAAGAAAAGGGCATCAGCCCGTTTGAACTGACCTTCCCACTGCCGCTTGACTACATCAGAGCTGGGCTCAGATGTTGCTTTGATGAACTGGGAGCCGACCCTGTAAAGCGTTCCGAGATAGTGGCATATATGATAAAGGAATTGTCGCAGGAATACCTGCAGGACAGGGTGCTTGCCGCTACGACTGCCGCACTTCCTGCGCCGATAGTGGGAAGTAAGCCGACAGAAGAAAAGCCCGACTTCAAGAAGCTCCGCAGTCTGTTTATAGATATTATGGGACGGACGGAGGAAGAATTCACATATTCCACGCTGTACGAAATAACGGACAGATGGAACGACTACGCAACGTTTATGGGGTACAAAGCCCCGACAGAGAGGTTTGTACAGTATGACGATTAAAGACAGCCGTGCGTACAAATATGCCGTGTGGGCATCGCAGGACAACTCCGGTAAGGTCGGAAGATACGTCAGAAAACAGTGCGCCGAATGGCTTAAAGCTGTCGATGACGGTTATGTAGATGTTCAGGAATGGAACAAGATAACCGCACTGCTCAAAGCCATACAGCACCCGGACTTAGGTCGTGATATGTACTCATCGCTTGAAGATTACAGCCTGCTTTTTATCTATGCGGTGCTTTGCACGAAAACAGACGGGAAGCTGTATTACAGCACGGGACTGCTCGAAATCGCCAGAAAGAACTACAAGACGTTCACAGCGGCGGTAATATTCATCATCGGTATGCTGACGCTGCCACGTTTTTCCCGTCTGTTCTCTGTAGCTCCCGACCTGAAGCTGTCAAGCGAACTTAAGGTTGCTATCAAGAAAATTATAAAATCCTCTCCGCTGCTTGAAAAGCATTTCAAGATTATGCGGTCCGAGATCAGATGCTTGATGTGTGATACGGAGTATACTCCGCTTGCATACAGTAAGGATAAGCTGGACGGTAAGCTGGCACATCTGTTCCTTGCAGATGAAGTCGGGGCTATGGACGGCTATCCGGTTGAAGCAATGCGTTCTTCGCAGATTACGCTTAAGAGCAAGCTCGGAATACTAATATCGACACAGTACCCGAATGATGATAACGGCTTAAAGGACGAAATCGACATAGCTAAAAAACAGCTTGACGGGGTGTACAGCTCCGGTAAGAGATATTTTGCGTTACTGTATGAGCCTGATATTGAGCTTGTACCCGACTGGAAGACGAACGACAGCGTGCTGTATCAATCGAATCCCGTAGCGGTCGATAATGCGGATCTGTTCTCGGAGCTTAAGGACAACCGTCAGCTTGCTGTGCTGTATGAAAACAAGCGTGAGAACTTCCTATGCAAGCACTGCAACATTCAGTATAAGGGCATAGGCAGTGAAGGGTATGTTGACCTTATATCCGTGCAAAACTGCTCTAAGGACGTGCCGGACGAGTTCTGGCGGGGGAAGATAGTGTATCTCGGACTTGACCTCTCTCAGACTGAGGATAACACGGCGCTCGCTATGATATGCTATCACGAGGGCAAGATATATGTTAAATCGGTAGCGTTTGTTCCTGCCGAAAAGGTAGAGGAAAAATCGGTAAAGGAACACGTCAATTACAAGACGCATATCGCAAACGGTGATTGCTTTGCGTGCGGCGATTATATCATAGATTACGGCTTTGTCGAGAATTACATACTGACGCTGAAAGAAAAGTACGGCGTTATTATTGCTCAGCTTGGCTTCGACCGTTGGAATGCGCTCTCCACAGTGCAGAAGCTCGAAAGCGCAGATGATCCGATAGAGTGCGTAGAGATACGACAGCATTCAAGCGTGCTTCACGCTCCGACAAAGTGGCTCAAGGAGCAGATACTCACGGGAAATATAGTGTTTGCAAAGAATGAACTGCTTGAAATAAATTTCAGCAATGCCCGCTGTACAGAGGATACGAATTTGAATAAATACGTTAATAAAAAGCGCTCTGCCGGCAAGGTCGATATGGTGGTGTCGCTGATAAATGCGGTGTATCTGCTTCAGCAGGAGATACTCAACGGCGATTGCGGCGTGTTTGTGCAGTATTGACAATGTTCTCCGCTTGCTGTATAATGTAGGCAGAAAAGGAGGAAATACTTATGTATTTGAAATTGTTAACTATGGGTGGACAGGCAGCGACAGCGTCCAGTGCATCGTTATCCCCGATTTTTTCGGCTGTGCTTATAGGAATAGCGTTAGGTGCCTTCATTTTTTATGGCATTTGTAAAATTGGAATACCTAAGAATGCAGACAGAAACGAGAAATACTATTTGCAGGGGATTTACAGATTTTTAGCGGTAATATGCTTGATTATTGTGATTTCTGCATGTGTAGGGCTGACAATGGCAATATCGATGTTTATTTAATGCAAAAAAGAGAGGTCACTTATGTATTTGAAATTGTTGACTACTGATTACGCAACCACTACCACGAATGGTATACTTATTTTGATTATGCTGCTTATATGTGCGGCTGGTGTCTATTGCTTTTATCGCTTAATAAAACGTAGCAAATTAAACAAACAGTATATTGAAGAAAGTGGTTACAAAGTCACAGATGAATTGGGCGATCTTAAAGTAGATAAAAATAATTCTGTCTGGTGGGTAAAGAACTATTTTGGTGAGCCTATAATTCATAACTTCGGCGAAGTGATTGATTATGAACTTGTCGTAAACGACAACACCGTCAAAGGAAAAGGCGCATTTTCAAGAGCTGTTGCCGGTGGATTGCTATTCGGCGGTGTTGGAGCAGTGGCAGGAGCTTCAACAGCAAAACGGGTAACTGTTGTTACGGCACTATATATCAATGTGTATCTGAAAGACGGCACGCTTGAAAGAATAAACTTCATTAACACCGCAACTAAAGCAGATTCTTTTACATATAACACGATGAAGGATTGTGCTGAAAAAGCCAGTGCTTTGTTTACGGCTATGATTGCGGACAATGAAAGCAAAAACGCCTCTCCTGCTCAGGCTATAAGTGCGGCAGATGAGATAGCAAAGTACAAAAAACTGCTTGATGACGGCGCAATAACCGAAGAAGAATATAATGCAAAGAAAAAGCAGTTGATGGAAATATAACGAGAGATTAAGCCCAAAACTGAATAAATCATCCACTCTGAAAGGGGTGGATTTTTTATACCCAAATTTCTGAAAGGAGCGATAAAATGTCCGATGATTTATTCACTCTTGACTTGTCCGGAATGGACCTTAAAGATCTCATTCAAGTAGTAAATGAAATGGATAGCAAGCTGAACAACAAGATCATCCCCGAAATCCTTGAAGAAGTCGGCGATGAATTGATAGACGAAGAACGGCGAATGCTGCAGGGCAGGTCGAATAAAGACGGATCTCCGACAAAGCTCGGCGGTCTGTTGTCAAAGCAGATAACGAAAACAGGCAAGCTGTACAAGGTAAAAGCCGGGTATGATACAGCCGCAATTAAAGCACATCCTGAAAGCGTAATTATCGAGTTTGGCAGACCGGGCAAGAAAAGCCGCAAGAAAGGCGGCAAGGATAAGCTTGGCAGAAAAATAGGCGCTGTGCAGTCATACTCGCACATCAGAGCGGCACTTATATCAAAGAAGAAAGCAATCACGGAGCTTGCGGAAAACCGCTTCCGTGACGAAATAGAAGAACTGTGGGAAAAGGAAGGTAAAAAATAATGGCACAGGAACTTACTGCGAATTTCGGTGCGAACAGTACGAAATTTTCTAAGGGCGTACAGGAAATAAAAGCCCAGCTCACCGAGCTTAACAAAGCCCTTGAACTCAATAAGCAAGCCGTTGCAGACACAAACAAAAAAGCTAAGGAGTACGAAAAAGAACTCAATCAGCTGAAAACAGCCGAGAAAGAAAACGGCACAGTTACAAAAGAACAGAAAGCCCGGATGGCAGAGCTTGAAAAGGAGATTGACAAGGCGCGCATCAGAGCTGCACAACTTAAAGCTGAACAGATCGACTTGAAAACCGAGCTGAAAGAAACCACAAGCGAGTTGAAAAAGCAGAAGGCAGGTGTTTCCGGTGTTTCCGATGAGATGAAAAAGATGAAAACGCTGATAACCGGCTTTATTGCGGCTTACGGCAGTAAAAAGCTTTTTGAACTACTGATAGGCTCGAATGACGAAATGGAGCAGTATACAACCTCGCTTGAAGTTATGCTCGGTTCTGCATCAAAAGCATCAGCAATGATAGAGAAAATGCGGGACTTTGCCGCAAAAACGCCGCTTACGCTTGAAGACGTAATCTCCGGCGGTTCGCTTCTGATGAGCTATGGCGTGGACGAAAGCAATCTTATCGATACTATGACAAAGCTCGGAGATCTCGCACGCGGTAATGCCGAAAAAATGGACAGAATAACGCTTGCCTACGGTCAGATGCTTGCAAAGGGCAAGGTTACAGGCGAAGAACTTATGCAGATGACGGAGGCAGGTGTACCGCTTCAGACAACGCTTGCCGAAAGCATAGGCGTGACAGGCGAAGAATTTTCCAAGATGGTTTCCGCAGGCAAGGTCGGCATAGACGATCTGAACAAGGCTATAACTGGGCTTACAACAGGCAACGGAAAGTTTGCGGGAATGATGGAAAAGCAGTCACAGACTATGCGTGGTATGCTCAGTACCTTGCTGGATAATCTGTCCGAATTTATGCGTAAAATGGGAGAGGGCGCTTTTGGAGAAGTAAAGTCGGCACTGCAGGAAGCGTCCGATCTTTTAGCAGAATGGGAGAAGGACGGAACGCTCGATAGATGGGCGCAGGGAGTAGGCGTTATGCTGAAAAACCTTATCGCTTTCCTGAAGCAGGCTATCTCTGTAGGGCTTGACTTCAAGGAAGCAATAATAGCGGGGGCTGTGGCTCTCGGTACTTTTAAGGTCGCTATAGGAATTGGCAATATTATAAGCACAACGGTCTTGAGAATAAAAGAGTTTGGCATTGCGACAGAACTTGCGACAATCAAACAAAAAGCTTTTAATGCAACTGGTGCGGCTAATCCGTATGTGCTTATGGCTTCGTTGTTAGCTACATTAGTGGTTGACACAATTGCGTTTACTTCCGCATCGGATGATGCAAAAAAGTCAATAGATGAATTGAAAGATTCGGCGAACGGAGCGAAAGACAAGGCAGATGAACTATCAGATGTGCTTGAACGCTATAAGACCATTAGTAATAGCACAGGCACAGCGGCAGAGAAAACAGAGGAACTCCAGTCATTACAAAAACAGCTGAATGATACGTACAGCACTACAGCTGAAAAGCTTGATCTCGTAAACGGAAAATATGAGGATAATATCGAAAAACTGCAAGAAGCAACAAGGCAGGAAAAAGAGTTAGCATTAGCAAAAGCACAATCGTATTACGATGAATTAGCGTCCTCTGATGCAAAGCGAAACTATGATGATGTTCACAGTGCAGATTCTGACGAGGATATGAGTGCCGTGAGCAAAATAACAATTGCCACACACAAAGATCACGAAGGTACAGGCAGAGGAGCATATAAAACTTATCCGCTTTTTGGCGATGCTAATTTGTACGATCAAGTAACTGGAACTGCTCGTCAGCGAGCCGATTATTATAAAGATGTTGTAACAAGGCTTAAAGAAGCAAATCTCGAAGCAACGGAAGCCTATAAAAATTACAACGATTTATGGATTAAGTATGAAGATGAAGCACAGAAAATAGAAAAAGCCAAAATTTCTGTTGACGAATTAACTGATTCAATTGAAAAATCATCAAAGAAAACCGAAGAAAACACCGAGACCAAAAACAATAACATAAAAACCACCGAAGAACTTGCCGACAGCACATCGACACTCGTCAAGAATCTTAACGAGCTGGCTTCCGCCTACGCAGAGCAGGGGAAGAACGGCAATATATCCTATGACACTATGCTGAAGCTGATAGACGCAGGGTATACGCAGTGTATCAGTCTTGACAACGAAACAGGCAAGATAAAGCTGAATACAGAAGCGTACAAGGAGCTTGCAAAGGCAAAGCTTGGTTCACAGATAGCGGAGTACGATGCGACAATCGGCACACCGAACATCAACTCGTACTACGACCAGCAGGAATGGGAAGCAAAAAAGGATCTAAGGCTCAAGCGTGACGCACTGAAGGCAATGTATGATAACTTCGACAACTATATGGAAGCTGGCAGTTTCAGCGGTACCGGAAATTCGTCCGAAAAGAGCAGTACAAGCAGTGCAGACAACGAATATAAAAAGGCTTCTGAGGCATATAAGACCGAAGCCGACAAGAAGCTCGCACTGATAAAGCGTGAACTTGAAGCAAAGAAAGAGCTTCGTGACGCTACGATAAAAGCGATTGATGATGAAATCGAAGCCCGCAAGCGTTTGAACGAGGACAACGACCTTGAAAAGCAGATAAACGAAGTTAAAGCACAGCTTAAATACAGTCAGCTTGACGAATTCTCCCGTGAGCAGATGGAGAAAAAACTGCAGGGATTGTACGATGATAAGGCGGAAAAGAACTGGCAGAGAAACGCACAGGCTCGTAAGGATGCCGCAAACGCAAAGTATGAAAGCGAGCAGAAAAGCTACAACAATCAAATCAGCGCAATCAACGAAAGTCTGAAAACCGTACAGCAGATAATGTCGGCTATGGCCGACGGCTCAAAAACCGTTGAAAGCATAGTCAATAACGACAATACACGGAATAACACGGCGAACGTTAACCTTATCGGTACGGCTCTGACAATGGCTCAGATAACAAAGGCGGTCAAGGACGCACTGATGGACGATATTGTAATCAGATAGGAGAAAAGTATGGAGAAAATCACATTTTCAACCGTTCTCGGTACGGCAGTAACGATAGACGATGTCAACACATCATCCGATGCAGACGGATACATACCGCTCCACCTGCTTAGCTTTGAGGGAAATGCACTCGGATATAAGCACGACAGCTCCGAGCGTGTAGGCTTTGACGGTGCGGGATTTTACGGCGCAAAAGCAAATGTCCGTACTATCACCGCAGAAATTGCTCTGCTTCCTCGCAACGGAAAGCCGGCTACGATGTACGAGCTTCGCAGAAAACTCCTGCGGTACTTTCCCGCCGGCGTTGAAGGTACGCTGAAATACACGAACAGCGCCGGCAAGACATATCAGATTGAGGGCGTTGTCAGTGAGCTTCCTGCGGTAGAACGGCAGGCAGGAGTGCTATGTACCGCAAAAATAACAATCCTGTCATATGTTCCGTTCTGGCGTGTAAAAGCGGCAGATGTGGAGGTGTCAGCAGGCGCAGGAAAAACGCAGTCGGTAAATTTCACAGCGCAGACGGAGGACAAAGTGCCGGCTATGCTCAGTATAACGGCAACATCTGTTATGACGGGTACCGACACACATTCGGCAATAATTACGCTTTCGGGACGTGAAATGCCTGTATCGTACAATAGCATGAGTATCTCAGGTAAAGAACCGCAGGGGACATACAAAAGCGCCACAGGAGAGCTTCAGCTGACAAAATACCTGAGCACAAGTGATGTGATAAACATCGACTGGGGATTGCTTGGCAAGGTGTATATACCGTATTCGCAACGTTCCGGTATTGACCTCATAAAGTCGACATCGCAGTATATCTATCCCGGCAATAACACTTTATCGGTAAAGAACATTGCAACAGCAGGCACGATAAAAGCAAAGCTGGCGCGTTTTGACTATGTAAGGAGTATCTGATGATAGTTAGAGTATACGATTTTTTATCGGTAAAGAAGCCAAAGTTCTCGCAGAATCTCGTCGGTATCGTATCTGATGTTGAAAGTTTCAAGTATACACGCAGAGCATACGACATCGGCAGTTTCGAGATGACAATACCCACACACGCAGATGAAGCCGGATGTATACAGCCGGACCGTATGCTGATAGTCGGGGAAAAGCTCGGTCAGACATATATAGCGAGCGATCCGACAAAGCGTATAGTAAGAGGAACGTTTCTTTATGTTACAGACATTGAGAAGAAGGATGATAAGATAACCGTCACCGGATATGATCTGAAGTATCTGTTTGCACTTCGTGTCACGCTTTTTCCGAAAGAAGAGCAAGACAAAGGGACATACGGCTATTACGTCACAAGTGGCACGACATTTTCGTGTATCTCGGACATTATAAATTACAATATCGTAAACGCTACAGACAGCGACAGACAGATATACGGCATGTTCGGTATAACGATGCCTGTAAATCAGATCAATGCTGACCCGCCGCTTACAGGCATACAGAATGACCGCTACATGACACGTCTTGAGCCTGTCAGCACAGCAATTTTTAATCTGCTAAAAAACTGCAAGACGCATTTTTACGATATTCGGCTGATCATAGATGACAATGCGGAGGACGGTGACAGCTACAATCCGCACATGGAATCGAGCGAGGACAAGCCGACTATCATCATAGACGAGAGCAGGTATAACATAAAAAGTTATACACGCAAGGACGGAACATCGGCATACAAAAATGCTATATATGCCGTAGTCGGTAGCGGTGATGATGTCACGGTAAAATGCGTGAAGCGTCCCGATGATACCGCAAGCGGAGTAAAGCGTAAAGAGGTTGTGCTTGACGTTGATACCGACAGTGTAGCCGAGATAGACAGATACGCACTTAAAGCGGCAGAAGAATATGTAATATCCGATGATTTTGAGATAGAACCGCTGTTTATGGATGACGAAGCCGAACCTGAGCTTGCACAGAAGGTATCCATTCGCATTGACGGGGTAGAGTACGAAACGGTCATAACCGAGATCACAGACGAGTACGCAAACGGCAAGCATACGCAAAGCTATGTTTGCGGCGACAAAAAGCTGAAGGTACTAAACGTGCTGAACAAGGCAACGGCAGGAAATACGCAGAAGATTGTTAATAATAAGATTGCTGCGGGAAATGCCGGCGGTGTCGGAAAATTCACCAATACCGACAGAAACTGCGAGATATTCAACGACTACAAAAACAATGTTGCATCAGCGTACTATTCTCATGCCGAAGGGTATAAGACTACAGCTAACGCTCCGTACAGCCATGCGGAAGGGAGCAACACTGTAGCGTCAAATCCGTCCTGTCATGCCGAAGGGACAGGCTGTGTGGCGAGCGGTCAGAGCTCGCACGCAGAGGGCGAGAATTGCCGTGCAACAGGCAGTTATTCTCATGCAGAGGGTCATAATACGGTTGCGAGTGGTACCAGCTCTCACGCTTCCGGCTGGGGGACGGTGGCAGGAGATGAAACGTTCGCAATAGGGCGGTGGAATAAAACTGCCGGTGGGCTATTTGTAGTCGGTAACGGATGGAATTCATCTTCCGATGAAAATAAAGCGTACAGATCGGACGCTATGGTGCTTGATATAAGCGGCAACCTGCATATTGCAGGAAAGCTTACGGCTGACGGGGGTGTCGGCTATGTACTTCCTTCTGCAACCGCTGACACGCTCGGCGGTGTTAAGATAGGCGATAACATTAACGTATCGGACAGCGGTACAATATCGGTTAATCTGTCGGCGTATCTGAAATCAGACGAAATATCGGACTGGGCAAAAGCTGAAAGCAAGCCTGTGTATACGGCTGAGGAAGTCGGAGCGGCTACAGTATCCGAGCTTGACAGTAAGGATTATCTTAAAGCTTCAGACTTGACAGGTCAGACGGTAGACCTTAACACGCTGATGTTAAATACAGCCGATGACAAAGGCAAGAGCAAGCGGTATTTCTGTACATCGGCGTCAGCTCAATACATTACAAACCGCCCTGTAAGTGCAAATGAGCCGTTTGAGCTTACTGTTGACAACATCCGCTATGTAAATGCCGACGCATTTAACAGCGTCCAAAGGTACACGTCCGCTACCAGAAAGCGGTCGTACACACGCTGGTGTGACGACAATGTATGGCGAGCGTGGATGTGTGATACGGATATAGTTATATATGGCACTGTAACGTCAGAATTCCCAAAAAGTTTTGACTATGCCACATACGGCGAAGGCTACAATCAGGTAGAGATTGAGCCGTACTATGACAACAACGCAAGCCCTATCAGAAATCGTATTGTTTTGACGTTGACAAGTGCTACATTCTACGACAGAGATGTGCTGACAATCGGCGATTCTGTTGAGCATCTGAAAATCGAGAACGGCACCGTTACGATGTCATTGACAGGAACAAAAACCCTGTCATTTATGATAAAATACACTAACAAGAGAGCGTAGGTGATGAAAATGCAGATATTTCCGGACGGAACGTTTGTCCTCGGTGGCATCGAAACTGAGGACGCAGTTATGCAGGGAGCGAGGGTGATTCCTGACGATAGTGAGGAAGCTCTCGTAATACTCGCAAAGCAGGGAAAAGAAGAAGCAAACAGCGCCGAATAGGCAGAAAGGACGAAAAAATGAGCAAGATACAGATAATTATTGACAGCATAGCAGGTGCTGTCGGGGCAGTTTTAGGCTTTATGTACGGCGAGGTGAACGGGCTGTTCTGGGCGTTGATAGCGTTTATGGCACTGGACTATATCACAGGTGTGATTGTGGCAATCATAGAAAAGCGATTATCTTCAGAAGTCGGTTTCAGAGGTCTGGCAAAGAAGTTTCTGATACTGGTATTTGTTGCAGTTGGCCACATCGCCGATACATACATACTCGGCGGAACGCCTGCCGCAATGTCAGCGGTAATGCTGTTCTATATTGCAAACGAGGGTATCAGCATTATCGAGAATGCCGCCGCACTGGGACTTCCAGTACCGAAGAAATTAACCAATATAATGGAGCAAATCAAAAATAAGAGCGAAAGCGAGGACGAATAATATGTTAAAAGTTAAGGGCATTGACATCAGCAGGGCGCAGGAGCAGTTCGATTTTACAGCGGCTGTGTCGGCAGGCGTGAAGTTTGTAATTATCCGTGCCGGCATACGCACGGACGAGGACACTTATTTCAGACGCAATATCGAGCAGTGCAGAAAACTCGGTATAGACTTCGGCTGTTACTGGTATGTTACGGCGACAGACACGGCGGAGCTTGACAGGCAGATAAATGCGTGCATCAAGACGATAGGTGATGAAAAGCCGTTATATCCCGTGTTCTGCGACATGGAGGAACAGCGTCAGATAGACAACCTCACAAGCAAGGAAAGAACCGATATGGCGCTTGAGTTCTGCGACAGGCTGAATAAGGCAGGGCTTCCCTCGGGAGTGTATGCAAATCCTGCGTGGCTTGAAAGCTACTATCAGAAGGAACGTATTGTTGGAAAGCGTGATATATGGCTTGCACATTGGACCGAAAGTCCGGACTATGCAAGCAGATATGACTACGGTCAGAAAATGTGGCAGTGGGGTGTTGACAGAATCGGCGGAAATGACGTTGACGGGGATATTTGCTTTGTAGATTATCCTGCGATAACGGCTAAGTGGTACAGGGAAAACTGCGGTGATATGCCGGAAAAGCCGGAAAAGCCGGAAAAGCCCGATAAGCCCGTGAATCTGTTTAAAAAAGGCGACAGTGTAAGGGTGAAGCGTGGTGCAAGGTTCACGAACGGGGTAGAGCCGTATTCTTATGTATATGATACAATCTATACCGTTCAGCAGGTGTCGGCAAGCGGTAAGGAAACGCTTATAGGCATCGGCTCGGTGCCTACCGGCTGGCTTTATACAGAGAATCTGTACAAGGCGGAGAAGGCGGAAAGTACGGAAAGTAATGGTGCAACGCAGAAATTTGCTGTAGGCGATAAGGTCAAGGTGAATTACGGCGCTAAGACGTATAACGGCGGTTCGCTTGCACTGTTCGTATACACGAATGTGTACGAGGTTATGCAGGCAGGCTCGGGTGACAGAGAGGACTATATTGTTATCGGTCAGGGCGGGCAGGTCACTGCGGCGGTAAGAGCGAAGAATTTAAAGAAGGTTTAA